ACGTCATCCGGAGTGGTGTACCACTCGTCTAAACTCTTGTCTGCTATCTGCTGGCTCTCCTTGGCATTGCTGACCATCTGGATCACAATCTTCGTCGCAGCCAAATCGCCCTCCATCATCGCACGAATCAAACTGCGATTGGCCTCGAACTCCAAAGCCTTTAGGTCTGACAAGGTAATCCCACCGTGCTCAGGCAACAACTCCGACCACCAGTCCAAAAAGCCCTTGACCTCTTCCCACGAACGCCACTTGCTCAACGTGAGACAAGGTATCCGAGATACCCACTCTCCTACCAAATAACACCCGCTGTCATACAACGAACGTGCTGTTCTCCGTACTTTGACTTGCTCTTCTGTTGGCTTGAATCTACTCATCTTAGCTCCGCTTCAGTATTACACCGTGGTCGTTTATTCGACCTTCCTTGTGCGCTGAACGAACTAGCGTATTGATTTGCTCATCTGTTTGACGTAGGTGAGCAGGTCTTCGCTCATTTTGTTTGCGAAGCCGCTCTTTTGCTTTGACCAATCGCAACAATTGCTCTGGAGTGCTACGTCTCATTTCTTCGTCCGCTTAGTCACCTTGGGTGGTGTGTCTGTAGCTGGTGTACCACTTGCTTTTGCCGTCTGCAACTCCGTGATCAACCCCGCCATCATCTCCTGCATCGTCTCCATTTGAGTGCGCATCTCATCCATCGCTTTGGACTGCTCAACAATTTTCTCTTGCTGTTTACTGAACTTCGCTTCGTACTCTTTGGTCGACTCTGCGGGGCGTGTCTCAATAACTTTTGAGTTTTGTGCCTCCAACAACTCACGGAACATCTTTGGACTCAGTTGATTCTCTGTTTGTCGTCTCGGACGGCCCATATCGTATTGCAAATCTTCGTTCCCAAGTGTGTCCACCAACTCCACTGCGATGACCAAAAGCTGTACATCTTCTGTGATCGTGACCGTTGTCGGCTTCCCATCACCATCTTTGCCCACTGCTCGATTCTTTGTCCGCTCGATAATCTCAAGTTTGTACTCGTAGTCAAGCAATTCCCATTTTGCATTTGGTTGAATGGCCTCTCTTGACTCAATCGCAAACGACAAGATGTTCTCCAACATGAAAACAAACGTCGGTGTGTCAACGTAACCCAACAAATTCTGCAAACGATACTCCTGCATATAGGTCCACTTGCGACTGTTCTTCAGGTCTTTTGCAGGGGCACTCGTCTTGTGATGCTTGAAAACGTTGTCAATCATCTTTTTCATGTACGTCAAGTCCAAAATCTTGGCGTTCAGACTGGTCGTGTCTTTTTCGTTACGTTGTTGATACATCGTCAAATTTCGTGACGACTTTCGCTTGCTTTCAATGATTCCCATTGGATCTCCTGAGTTGTTTTAATCTTGATTTGATTTGTTCTAGTCTGTCGTCGCGTTTCGATCGACGTTCCTCTTCCACCGTCTCACGACGCAACAGTTGCTCCTTCTCGGAAAGCAACTTCTCCCGCTCTTCTGCTGACATATCACGTAAATGATCTAGCTCTTGAGCTATCTCCCGTGCCAGTTCCTTCCTTAAAATACTACGTGAAGCTATTCGTCGCTTGTCTTCTTTGGCCAATTGCTCCATTATTTTTACTCGGATACGTGTCGCATCACGAATCAACTCGCCTAAATCTGCGTCACTAAGCTCCAAGTAGTCCGCCCACGCCACCAATATGTTCACGCCAGGTACTTTGCGCCTATGGTCTCGTTTGTACCAATGCCAACTTGCGTTTCGACCACACTTTGCAACGTCGGTGGCCTCCTCTCTATCGAGTATTTGTAAAATTTCATCTAAAGTCATACCAGAAGTGTATTGACAATACAACAAAATGTCAATACGATTGTTACAGAACCACACAACCTTTGGAGATCCTATGAAGTTTCAGATTCTAAATGCCGGAAAACAAAAAGCTCGCGCTCACATCAACTGCCTCGTCTACGGAGACAGCGGTGCAGGAAAATCTTTCCTCGCTGTTACCGCACCAAAACCACTTGTACTGCTCACGGAACCAAACGGACAAACCAGCATTATGCACAGCAACCCAAATGCTGACCTCATTCATATTTCATCCGTGCAAATGCTCAGCGACATCCTCAGCAGTATCACAAACTCACCCGAACAATGGGCAAAATATGATACAATAGTCATCGACTCACTCACCGAAGTGCAACGACTCTGCAAAGATGACCTCACCAATAAAGGTAGACACGCTATGAAACTCCAAGACTGGGGCAAACTCGCTGACTATATGAGACGCTTCATTCGAGCACTCAGACAAGTTCCAAAACACATCGTCTGCCTAGCCCTCCTCGAAACTACCTACGAAGAAGGAAGCGGGACCAGACACCTCAGACCAGCCTTCGATGGAAAGAAAACATCTGGAGAAATCGCACAGTTTTTCAACTTTGTCGGCTTCCTGTACCCCGCACAAAACAAAGAACAGAACAAAACCTCGCGCTTTCTGATGCTCGAAGGTAACCAAAATGTTCTATGTAAACCTACATACCCACTCACCGGAACCGTAAAAGACCCGAATCTCTCCAAATTATTCAACGAGATCAATAAATAATGCCCGCATATCACCCAACAACCATCAAAATGCACTCGAATCACTGCCCCCACGCAGTGGAATTGTGGAAAAAAAACACCCCCTATGATCGATCAATCTTTCATACAGGGGTCGTTGCACACGCAATTCTAGAGGAAATTGGCAAAAATCCTGACAAAAATCCACAAATTGTCGCGGATAATGTCGTCGAAAAGTACTGCTCCGCTGGACGTGCCTATGACGGTAACCCAGAACCACCTGCACCACTCATCGACGCTCTCAATGGATGCGCTCTCGCTCTCAACTGGCATAAAAAATTTCCTGTCGAAAGCGGTGACAACATCCACCACGAACACCCCTTTGCCTTCACCGCAAACTGGGCCAGCGTTGACTACAATGACCCCTCCGCAAAGTTCAGAACTTTACTCGATGTCGTCAAAATCGTCGAAGAATATGACCACGAAACCGACAACACATACATCAACGCCATCGTTACAGACTACAAAACCTCTTGGGTCGCTACATACGATGAGCTAGACAGTTTCCAAAGACGATGTCAAGCCGTCGTCACGTGGCTCCAATACAGACCCGACTTCATTACCCTCGAAATCGCAAACCTCAGACTAAAATGCCACTTCCGGAAAACAATCGACTGCCACGAACAAAAGGATCTACTCCAACAATGGCAAGATGACATCACCACCGCCATCAAAACACTTGACCAAAAACTCAACCCCAACCCAGGTGCTGGCTGTATCAACTGCCCTTACACACAACGATGCGAACACTTCGATTCTATGTACAACTCCAAAGACGTGTACCAACAATACGTCGCTGCAAAAGAAATTGTCGCCAAACTTGAACCGCAAATTCGAAAGATTACAAAGGACGCTACGCCCAGACGTATCGGACTCGGAGCCGTCGGATACGCGACCAAAAATCGAAAGAAAATACTGCCCACTGCACAACAAACACTGCTGCAAAAATGGCAACAACAAGACGGTACCATCGAAGAACTGTTCCACTCGATGGACCTCTCTGTTCGTGCCGTCGAAAAAATTGCTCGCATCCTTACCTCCTCACGTGACGAAAGAGACAAACTACTACAACAAGTCACTAGGCAAGAACCCTACGCCTCCTTCGGCATACACAAGGACAAAAAGAAGACATGACACAACTAGACCTCTTCCTACCAGACACACACGAGCCGTTTCAATACACTGACGAACCACCGCAAGAATACGAAGTTATCTACTGTGACCCTCCGTGGGACTACAATGAGCGTACCTTTCGAAACAAAGAAGCCAATGATACCGGAGCAGCCTCTGACCACTACCCAACAATGAAACCAGATGAACTGTGCGCTATGGATGTCAATCACCTCGCGGCAAAAAACTGCATCTGCTATATGTGGACCACTGGACCACAACTCGACATCTCCATTGATGTCCTCAAAGCGTGGGGCTTCAAATACAAAACCATCGGCTTTGTCTGGGAAAAACTTATCACCAACCCAGGATACTACACAATGTCCTCTGTCGAAATCTGTATCGTCGGAACAAAAGGTGCTATCCCCAAACCACGCGGAACACGCAATGAACGACAATTCCATCAAGAAAAAAGACAACGTCACTCAGCTAAACCTACCAGATTCATCGAACGAATCGATCGGATGCACCCAACCCAAAACAAACTCGAACTGTTCTCCAGAAGAGCACATCCAGAATGGTACTGCTGGGGACACGACGCAGTTGGTCAAGGTGCCGTGGTCATCCCCAGACTCGAGGGTACAAATATACCTGCTGATGTCCCGAAGGTAATGTGGCCCATACCATTCTAGGAGACGATATGACATTCGGTCGATGGCTCAAAATCAAACTCAGAAACAACAAGCTCACACAAACCGCACTCGCCAACAAACTCAACATCTCAGACAATACCGTCAACTCGTGGGCCGCTGATAAACGCAAACCCGAAACGACACACTTTATTTGGCTGTGTAAAATCATCGCGGCTGAAGAGAATACCGCTGAGCACACCATATACTACGAAGCCTCTGAGTTCTTCCTCTAATTGTAGTCCTCGCTGGATGGCAACTCTTCTGGCATCATCTTGTCTGTCTCCCGAACATAGTGCTCAAACAACTGCAATACCTGCTCTGTCGTCCAACCCGTGTTGACTTTGTACGCTACCAGAATAAACACCAACGCATGTGCTATGTCCTCTGGACGTGTACCCGCCTCGTTCAGTGGATCGATTACCTGCATCAAGCCCATCACAATCGCCTTTGCTGCCTCTGTACGTCTTATTTTGGTGGCCATACTACACCGTACCTTTTCGCCCACTTGTACGCACACCTCTGTACCGCTGCGATGTCTTGATTGTATGTCCTCGCCAATGCCATCCAAGTCAACCCGTGTTTGCGTGCTGAGTAAATACACGCTCCCTTGCTCGCCTTCTTCAACGGCCAGGGCTGTGATGTTTTGTCCGCATAATTACGCGCTGCCCGTAACGCAGACTGTGAGTTGCAATACCCTATCTGCCGAGCTACCACTGACCACGAACACCGATACAACTTGCGATGCTCATACGCTTTTTGACCCTTAGACATCAGTAGTCCGTCCACGGCCAAACCGCATTGCTCTCCCCCTTGTTCCTCAACCATTCTCTCAAACCTCTCTCCTGCTCAATTGCTTGCGTTCTCTGCCAAGCCCAAAAATCTCGCACTGTGGCAAATCGTCCCTCTCGATCTGTTACCTCTCGCAACAATACCTCGAGCAACCTTGCCGTCATCATAGCATCTGCATCTGCACTATGCGCGTCTCGCAGATCCATTCCCCGCCTACCGCATACAGCCTCAAGCTTGTGATACCCTCTGCCTCTTCTCTCTGTGTCCAATGCTCGTGCCATCACAAGTCCGCAAATGCCAAAGAACTGATGACCATACAACCAACGCTGCTCAACATTTGGGCGCCATACACTGGACCTGCGATACTCTGCGTTCAGCACTGCCCAATCATACGGCAGATTGTATGCACACAAAACTCGACCTTGCAATAAACTGTCGATATCGGCTATGCACTCTCCAAAAGACAATTCGTCTGCAACGTCAGGGTCGTATATACCGTGCACGCTGGATGCGCCCTCTGGTATGGGTATCCTCGGGTTGAACCGTCTGTTGTACACGACCTCACTGTTGCCACGTCCAAGGTTGAGATGTATGATGGCCATCTCGACTGCTCTGCACTCATACGGATCAATGCCTGTTGTCTCAAAGTCTATGATGGATACCGGTAAATCAAACAAGGGTAGATCGGCAAATCGGACGACATTGTATTGCATATGCACTTATACCAGAAGCATCTTGACATTGCAATAACAAAACATACGATAGTCCTTCCACCCTATTGGTGGAGGTTTCTGCGAAACGCCTTTGCGACGGGTGGACTATCTGCGGCTCCGGTGAAAAGTCAAGGACAAAATATGACCGCTGTATTAGCCCGGCGCTGCCAGGGGTGTAGAGGTATTTTTCCGGACAGTTTATGACTGTACTTTTGGCTGAGTCTCGGATAAAATGTAGGTATGAGTAACGCACAGTACATTGCAGAGCTAGCGGGGGATCAAGGGATCTCTTTGCCCAGCTTTGTCTCACAACTAACCAAAGGAGCTACCGTCATGGGAGCAGTAAAACAAAAAATGATACTAACAGAAGAAGCAATTGATCAGTCAAAAGAGAAGCTAGATGAAATTATCGTAGCTTTGGAGGGATGCGGCCTTTCACAAAAAGCTACTAGACTCAAAGAAGCAAGGAGGCTACTTGATATTGATATGTGGGACGACAGCCCTCTTAGCAATATCAAACAAATTTGGGTTGATCATCGAGAGGCAAAGCACCTCGGTAGCACTTATTTCAGTTGTCATGTGACGATTGAATTTTGGGACCATTGCAAGTCCTTTGTAATCGGTAAGACATACGGATATGACAATGCATGGATCGCTTGCGTTATTGACCATCTCAACAAAAAAATTGGTTCAAGCTTAGACTTGTACAGATCTAAGCTTCCTTTTGAGCTATTCAGTAATCACACACGCGTTCAGTCACTCAAGCATCTTCACAAAGGAGAGTCGGTATGAGTCAAGTAACCTTCAAGAGTGTCCCCGTGGGGGGGCACTTCCACTGGGATGGGTCGTGGTGGGAGAAGAGAAGCTCCCGCACGGCTCACGTGTTTGGAAGGCCGCGAACGTGGTTTACCTTTCACGGGTTGACCGCTGTGCGGTTGACCGATCCAAGACAATAAATGACCGGACAAATTTTGACCTTGACTTTTCAGGGTCATTTTTTGTCCGTTGGACAAGTGGGTCACGCAGGTACGTGACAGTCCAATACCGCATAGGACGGGCCTGCCGGCCCACCTTCAAACGGACTATCGCGCCCTGCGCGATG